CTAGGCAATTTGCTCTACCCTACATTTTTGGCAGAGTGGATATTCCGCTAAAAAAATTGCCATTTTCTCTTTCATCTCAGCAAATGAGAAACCATAAAAATAGAGGGCAGTATCTTGCGGACCTTGCCAGTAACTATACATTTTACCCGACTGAGCGAGCAATTCATTGATTTTTTGCATTACATAGTTCACGTCGCTGGTTTCATATACTTCACTTGGTAGCTCTGTTCCATTTAAGTACAAGGCCAATCCTTCCAGCCGCCCCACGGGAAGATTTAGATCATGGGTCTTTACGAAAGATCCTTTTGGAACACCAATTTTCTCAATGATGTGCAACAATGCATCTAGGGTCTCTTTACTGTCGTCATTCAAGAAGAGATGGAGATCACAGCACTCCACCTCACCGCTCTCCAACAGCCCAATTCCGGCACCGTCAATAAAACCACAGCCAGATCGTTCCAAAGCATCCATCAAGGGGGCTTCATAGATCTCATCGCGATCAAATGGCTGCAGGCGCGCATTTAGCTGGAGCGTTACGAGGTGCTCACCCCCAGACGGTTCTTCTGGATTTGAATCGCTTTCGTTCTGTCTGTGTGTGCTTACCATTTTAAGAAAAGTCAACAAATCCTCTTCAAACAAAGTGATTGTATGCGGGTCGTACGCAACATGATAAATGTTTTTTTCTGTGTCCATGGCTACGAAATCGCCATCTGCCAGATCGCAAAGCCAATAATAGGACTTACCGTCTAAATCGACCTTGTAGATATCGGGTCTAACTAGGTGTTCCAGCTCTTCAGCCGTAAACAATGTATCCAATTGGTGTACGCGGTATTTCAGCTTGTGGTTTTTTGCGCAGACTGTTTCCGGATCTGCCTGTTCAAGCTGATCAATATCAATATTAAACCCTAGGAGCAATCCATGGTGAACAGTTATTGAAACCTTATGCTTCTTTTTCTCGAAGTCAGAGATAAAAATATGATCAATTATAAAACTTTTTTCAGGGTTGTCTGTATAGTCTGCATATTTCGCCTGTATGCTTAGCGCTTTTGCAACATTCAGAAACCCCTGATTCATCACAATGCCGTCTCCGAATGTCTGCACAAAAAAGGTGCACTGATCTTCGATTTGATGATATATATAGTCAAATTCAGCCGGGAGCACTTCGCAGACAGCCGATAGGATTTTCAAGACCGCGGCTTCTTGTTTCTTTTTTCCAAACATGACAAACTCCTCCTAATCACACCTATTATAAATTTCCCCGTATGCCCCAAGTCAAGCCATGGAGCGCACAAAATAATCTTACCGCGAATTGTACCACATGGAGGGCACAAAGTCTACCATCCCACTCCTCTATCAGCGGCAATTCTCCAAGCAAAAACCCGCAAGGCAAATACAAACCTTGCGGGTTCTCGATCTACCCCACGCTTATCATACACGTCATGACAGAAGAGCCAGATGAATATACCTTGCTCCCACCATTACAACATTCCATATACTATGCATTGCCATTGGGTATAGAATGCTTTTGCTTTTTTGGTATGCAACACCATACCAAAGCCCTAAAACCATGGAAAGTATTAACTGAACCCAACTTGCGCGAACTGAAAACGGATTCAGCGACCAGCTAACATGGGCGAAGGTAAAAAGCAAGGCCGCAATTATGTTCTCAAGTGAAATGTTCCACTTGTTAATCCTTATTACCTTGCTCTTTCCGAAGCTGTATACGAGTAGCGTGATTGGCAACGCTCGAAAGAGAATTTCCTCTGACGGGCCGGAAAGTAATAATTGAAACCCTAATTGCCCTGCTATATTATTAAAATTGAGCGGATAATCAGGCATTCTGACATTGCTTAGCAAATGCCAAATCAATGCAAATACAACTGCTGCTATTGTAAAGTTTGCGACATGTTCCATGCCTGCTTTTCTATCCCCAAGGCAGAACCCAAAATCAAGTTTTAGTACCTTAGCAATAATTACAATAGCAATTATCGCACACAACATCTGTACGACATGATGAACAGAAATCCAAGCAAAAAGACCATATCCATCTATTGCGTTAAATGTAAATCTGTCAGCAACAAAACGCCCCAACCCACTTGCTGATTGTTGAAAAAGCATTAGAAACAGAACGATTGCGGCAGTACGAAACATACCATTTCTTTTTTGAGTCTCCATCATGCACCCACCCATTTTCCAAATATAAAGCTCAGTATAACAGAAAACGCAAAAACGAGGTAGTGACAAATGTCACTACTTCGCAAACGATAACCCGTTCGCTCAGTTCAGACAGGGCGTGCTAAAATGTTAATATATCCAAGAAAGCGGTACAGGGAGAAATCCACTGTGCCGCTTTCCCGTGAGGAGGAAATATATGAACCCGAAAGCCTTAACAGGCGGCACAAATTGGGAAGCGATTTTATGTGAGGAGCTAGATCTCTTTCTCCGCTCAGAAAAGCGCCGCGAGATGATAACAGGAGAGCGATATTACCACGGAAAGCACGACATTCTAAGCCGCAAGAAAACCATAATCGGCGCAAACGGCAGTGTGGAGGAGTGCAAACACCTGCAAAACAGCCGTGTGGTAGACAACCAATATGCCCGTGTGGTAGATCAAAAAGTGAGCTATCTGCTGGGCAGACCTTTGACCATCGTGACAGAGCAGAAGGAGTTTCAAAAAGACCTAAACGCCCTCTTCGGCGCAGACTTCATGCGCAAACTCCGGGTCGTAGCCGAAGACGCCCTCAACTGCGGCATCGGCTGGTTGCACCCATACTACGACAAGCGCGGAAAGCTCAAGTTCAGACGCATCGCCCCCTGGGAACTCACCCCGCTTTGGGCGGACGATGCCCACTCAGAACTAGAGGGCGCACTCCGCGTCTACACCCGCCCCCGGGGCGGACATGTCCGCGCAGACACAATAGTGGAATTGTTCACCCCCGAGGGGATGTATTGCTTTGTACAAGAAGACGGCGCACTCAAAATGGAAGCGGGACTGCGACCCTATTTTTCCTGTAAGCGCCAAGGACAAAACCACGCGGGCGTTTGGAGCAACATCCCCCTCATCCCATTCCGTGCCGGATTCCGAGAGATTCCCCTCATCCGCCGCGTCAAGGGCTTGCAGGATGGCATCAATCTCATGCTATCAGACTTCCAAGACCGCATGGGCGAAGACGCACACAGCACCGTCCTCGTCATCCGCAACTTCGACGGGGAAGACCTAGGCGAGTTCCGGCGGAATCTGGCCACATTCGGCGCAGTCAAAGTCCGTAGTGAGGGCACAGACGGTGGCGGGGTGGATACCTTAAACATCGAGGTAAACGCCGCCAATTTCGAGGCCGTGTTGAAACTTCTCAAACGAGCTCTCATCGAGAATGCAAAAGGCTTTGACATTCGCGATATCTCCCTAGCCGGCAGCCCCAACCAAATGGCGATCCAGTCCATGTACGCCGACATAGACCTAGACGCAGGCACGATGGAAACAGAGTTTCAAGGCGCATCTCGTGAATTGTTGGGTTTTGCAGCAGAACATCTGGCACGCACAGGAACAGCGGGTCTTGACGCAGACGCGGTGGAGGTCATCTTCAATCGTGATGTACTCATCAACGAATCGGAAAGCATCGAAAACTGCCGCCGGAGCGAGGGAATCCTCTCGAAAGAGACAATCCTCCATCAGCACCCATGGACAAGCGATATAGAGAAAGAGCGCAGCCGCTTAGAAGCCGAAAAGAAAGCATAATCTTGTTCGCCCGCGTTCGGTCGAAAATAGTAGACTGATACTATAAAGCAAAAGGAGGTTCGGACATGGACGAGAAATTAGAAGACCTATCCGGCATTCGGCAAGAACTGGAAGAACTCTGGGGCGAGATCGGCGACCTACGCCAAAGCCCGCAATTTGTAAGCACAGAACCCGGACAAGCAGGCGACCTCTTGCCGGATAGCGATCTCCTGCCATTTGAAGCAAGGCTCAGAAAAGCAAGAGACACCGGCGACATGCTAGGCGCACTCCGCATCAAGCAAGAAGCCGCAATCGCAGGGATTGTATTACTGTAACCCCACCCTGTAGGGGCGAACTGTGTTCGCCCGCGCCCTTTTATTATCACCCGTAGGGGGCGCATATCATGCCCTGCGGGTACACCCGGACGCCCCGTCCAATTATGTACAGCAAATAGGGGGAACGGGACGCCCGGTGTACGTCCCCTATATGTCACCCCCACGGGTGGGTTTGTTTTGCATCATCCCGAACCCCCGGGCACCCCGTAGGGGCGCGCATTGCGCGTCCGTGGTTATGGTTTTCCGTGTACTGCTGGCGGTGCGCAGAAAATTGAAACCCACGGGCGATCGGGTCGATCGCCCCTACGAACCGCATTGCAAAAACCCCCGGACACCCCGTAGGGACGCCCGCCCCGGTCGCCCGCGCCCTTAGCCTCCTTTCGTAAAGGAGGTGGCAGGCGTAGCCTGACGGAGGATTTCTGCCACAAAGCCAAAAAATTAAAGCAATTTGCAAGATATCATAAAGAGCAATCCTCAGTCAGCTTCGCTGACAGCTCCTTTACAAAAGGAGCTTAAGGGCAAAAACCCCTACAAAGGGATTACCTGGAAACCCACGGGCGATCGAGACGATCGCCCCTACAACCAACCCATCCCACAAAACACATCAAAAGGAGAATCAACCATGGCAAATCAAGTCACAGGCCTCGGCACTACCTGGAATCTACCCAACTATGCAGGGGAGCTCTTCTCAGCAGACGCAACGCAGACGCCCCTCCTCAGCATGACAGGCGGCCTATCCGGCGGCAGGCAGACCGATAACTTCGAGTTCCCAACAGCAGTACTCTACGATTACCCACAAGCAGACCAGCCGGAAATTTCAGAAAAAGACTCCGCCACAGCCCCCGAAGCCCAGATGGCAGTCCGGGAACAAGAGACAAACGTGGTACAAATCCACCAAGAAGTCATCGACCTTAGCTACGTAGCCCTCAGCAACCTACACCGCATGAGCGGACTAAACACAGCCGGGCAAAAACCGGCCTATGAGGACGAATGCCTGTTCCAACTCCAACACAAGCTCATCAAAGTCGCCCGGGATGTAGAGCACAGCTTCATCAACGGCACGCACCAAAAAGCAGGCAGCGCCGCCCAAGCCAACAAAACCCGCGGACTGCTGGAACTCACCCGTGACAACACCACAATCGACGCAGGGGGTGCACCTCTTACAGTAGACCTCCTCCGCGGCCTATACCGTGACATGGCAGACGCAGGGGCGTACTTCAACAACATGGTCATGTTCCTCTCCGCCTATCAGAAACAGCAACTCACAGAGGTCTATGCAAACCAAATGGGTGCACGGGTATCAGAATGCCGCAACGTGGGCGGGGTAAACATCACCCAAGTGGAGACAGACTTCTTCACCATGGGCATTGTCTGGAATCGCTTCGTCCCGGCGGACACAGTCTTGATCGCAGACGTAGCCCACATTGCCCCGGTATTCCAAGTTGTGCCCGGAAAAGGTGTGCTGTTCACAGAAGAGCTTGCCAAAACAGGCGCTTCCGAAAAACTACAGCTCTTCGGCCAAATCGGCCTAGCCCACGGCGCGGGCTTCTTGCACGGCAGTATTACAGGTCTGCAAACGGTCTAATGAAAGAACAACTGGTAAAACGTCTGGGAGAACTGGGCATCACGCCCGCCCCGGAAGATGAGGGACTACTCAAATCCATGCTGAAAGGTGCAAAGCGCAGACTGCTTGCCGAAACCGGCCAATACGAATTACCGGGCGCGCTAAAACCCACCATGCTAGACATGGCGGCAGGGGAGTACCTCCAATTCCGCCAAAGTATCGGCCGCCTCGATGGCTTTGACTGCGATCCCGCCATCCGCCAAATGTCCCAAGGCGACACAAGCATCACCTACGCCATAGCCACCGAGAAAAAATCCCCCCTTGATGCGCTCATTGCACGTCTCACCACTCCACCCGAGGCCATCATCACCCAGTGGAGACGCGTACGATGGTGAGGACAAAAGCCCTCAGCAAACTCTGGACAGATCGTTGCGATGTCTACATAAGCGAACCAACGCAAACTACCGACACAGGGCGCACAACCAGCGTTGAACGCAGATTGCACCAAGACATCCCCTGCCGCCTCAGCTTCCGCCGCGGCATCGAGGCCATCGGCATCATCCGCGACGTACAAGAGATAGCAGCAGAAGCAGAGCAAGCAGTGCGGCTATTCCTCGCACCGAATGTGGATATCCCTCCCGGCAGCCGCATTGTAATCCGGCGGCAGGATGGCAGGGAACTGCGCTTTTGCCGCAGCGGCGTCCCCGCCATATTTGAAAGCCATCAAGAAATCCGCATGGAGCGGGAAGACCGCTTTGTGTAGCATGTAACACATACGAGCTCTCGTATCTACAGGCGCATTGGTTGGCAGTTTTCTATTTTTCTCCCACCCTCCCATCCCTGCCGGCCAATGTGTCTGTAGATGCGAGAGCCTTGTAGGGGCGGCATTCTGCCGCCCGTGCCCTATAAACCAGACGGATATCCATAAACTCCACAGGTTTACAATCTCACGGGCGGCAGAATGCCGCCCCTACAACGATGCATGTAAATCCCACAATACAGGAGGGTTACCAATGAGAGACCTAACAGCATTCCTGCGCCCCAACGTCCAAACAGTCGAAAACCTAAGATTCCAAGCCTCCAAGCGATTTACCGATGAGGATAGCGCACCCCTAGAATGGGAAATCCGTTGCCTCACCTCCACAGAAGACGAAGAGATCCGCCGCGCATCTGTGCGCCGCACCGCCGGAGCGCGAGGGCAGTCAAGCTCCGAGACGGACGTATCTCTCTATCTGGGGAGACTAGCCGCCCGCTGTACCGTTTACCCGGATCTAAACGACAAAACCCTGCAAGACAGTTACGGTGTCATGGGGGCGGACAACCTGCTTCGCGCCATGCTCACCCCGGGCGAATATGCAGATTTTCTCCGAGAGGTGCAGAAAATCTGTGGCTTTGACACGCCCTTTGACCACTTGGTAGAAGAAGCAAAAAACTAATCCGTGGAGGGGATGGAGAAGCCTGCCTCGCCCTCTATTGCCTCCACGAATTCAAACTCCTGCCCGCCGACTTCCTGCGACTAGACAGACGCGAACGGGCATTTTTAGTAGCCGCAATCCAGCTCAAAGAAAAACGCAAACCATAGCGGCACAGCCCTTCCCAACGCATCGGCAAGCCGCACATAAAGCGGATGTCCCGCAGATAGACAAACAGTTTGCTATGCGTTCGGAAGGTGCTCAAACCAATCCGTAGGGGCGCGCATTGCGCGTCCGCCTTAAAAAGCCTCCTTTTCCAAAGGAGGTGGCAGGCGCAGCCTGACGGAGGATTCGTTTTTGATGCACCATATGCTACAAGGGCAAAGGCAATTGTTACCGACATGGGCGTCCAATGCGCCACACAACCACAACACAGAAACGAGGTGGTACATACGTGCCAAGCATCCAATGTGCCATTGAACTATACGACGGCGTATCTCCCGTCCTCTCTGAGATGGCGCTGTCCCTCGACAGCTTCAGCGGCGAGTTCACCCGCTTTGCCGAAGAAATGGGTACACTCGCCCCCGACATAGAGGGTCTAAGCCTCTTCGGCGGCGCACTCAGTGACCTGGCGGCAGAAGCCGCCGATGCATACGGCGTGATGAGCGCCCTCTTGGAAGTAGGTGAGGGGATGTTAAACCTATTCTCAGAAGACATCTTCGCCCCCCTCACCCAAGGCGCGGCTTACGCCACAGCGGAGATCAAAGATCAATTCAGCACCTTACACGATCACGTCACAAAGACATTCGATTCCATCGGCAGACACGCCCTAGGCGTAGCCGCCGGACTACCCGGCAGTTTTGCAGGCCCTCTCGCCCAGATCAGCCAAATGTTCCACAGCGCGGCAGCATCGGCAAGAAGTGCCCTCAGCTCCATCACCAGCAGTGCCAGTGCTGCCATCAGTGCAGCAAGCCGCGTATCAAGCGCATCCGCCGCCATACCCCGCCTGCAATCAGCAAGCAACGCCCGGACGGTATCCCCATTCGGTATGCCAAGCCGTGAAGCGCTCACCCTGCCAGACCCCGAAGTCTTGTGGCAGAACGGCAAAGCACCCATCACACCAAACCAAACGGTGACGGTCAACATCCAAAACGAAAACCACATCGCCGGCCAAGTAGACGTAGAAACCGTCCTCCGCGAGATGGAAGTCCGCTTATGTGACGCAGTGGCAAGCTCCATCGAGGGGGTATACCCATGAGTTACCGCATATTCATAGACGACCTCCTCATGCCCGTCACCCCAAGCCGCATCCTCGTCCGTCATCGCGGACGCAACGATCGTACCGCCCTCTTAGACGGCGGCGAGGTGACCCACCTCCGCAAAGGCGACGGCGCGGAACTGACCCTATCCCTCAGTCTCCCCAGAAGACCCTACCCATTCGCAAGCTTTGAGCGCGGATTCACCCCGCCGGAAGTGTTTCTGGATAGATTCCTAGACCTCCGCAAGACCCGCCGCCCCACCCGCTTCATCTGCGCCCGCCGCGCCCCCAACGGACGCTTGCTGTCCGACACCAACCTACGCGTGTCCATAGAAAACCTGGAAGTCACCGAAAGCGCCGAAGACGGCGACGATGTGACAATCGACCTGACCCTTCGGGAGTATCAAGAATACACCGCAAACAAAGTAGTCGTAGACGGCGAGCGCGTCATCATCGAAGGCCCGGGACGTGAAACGGATAACCGCCCCCAACATGCAAGCCATACAGTCATCCGGGGCGATAACCTCTGGAACATCGCCCGTCAATTTCTAGGGGATGGCCGCCGATATCGTGAGATTTTCGAGCTAAACCGCGACCAAATCCAAAACCCCAACCTCATTTTCCCCGGACAAGTCCTGCGTCTGCCGGGCACATAGAGAGGGGGCGCACATGGAACAAGCCATCGTAAGCATACAAACCAGAAGACACCGCTACACCCCCATCACAGCGGAGGACATCACCCTCGAATCAAGCCGTGCAGGCAGTCCCGGCAAGCTCACCTTCCGCATCGTCAAAGACGAAGTCATCGGCCAACGCGGCTTCCATGAGGGCGACCGTGTAGAACTCACCCAGGGCGGCGACACCCTCTTCCGCGGCTTCGTCTTCACCAAAAGACGCTCCCATGGCGGGGTCATCACCGTGACCGCCTATGACCAAATCCGCTACCTAAAAAACCGTGACACCTACGCCTATGAAGACCTTACCGCCTCCGACCTCCTACGCCAAATCGCGGCAGACTGGGGCATGGAAACAGGCACAATCGAAGAAACCGGCTACATCCTCCCCGACCGGGTAGAAAACGGCCGCCCGCTGCTGGACATCCTCCAAACCGCAATAGACATCACCTTTGCACAAACAGGTCACCCATTCGTCCTCTACGACAAAGCGGGCAAACTCCACCTAAGCCACGCCCAAAACATGAGACTGGACACCTTAATCCACGCGGGTAGCATCGGCAACTTCGATTACACCTCAACCATAGACCAACAGGCCTACTCCGCCGTCCTGCTCCATCGCCCGGGGGAGACAGAGGGCGAAACCATTTTCTACGAATCCCGCCGAGACGACCTCCACGCCCGCTGGGGTATGCTCCGCCACTACGCCCGCCTCACCGAAGACACAGACGGCCGGGAAACAGCAGACGCCCTCATGCGCAAATACGGCCGCAAAACCCGCCGTCTGCGTATCCTGGAAGCCGTCGGCGACAAGCGCGTCCGGGGCGGCTGTATGCTCCCCGTGGAGCTATACGTAGGCGATCTAACCCTAGGCCGCTTTCTCCAAGTGGAGCGGGTCATCCACCGCTTTACAGAGAGCAGCCATCTCATGGAACTCATCCTGACAGGAGGCGATTTCATTGACTGATCTGGTACAAACCATCAAAAAAGCAGCCATCGAAGCAGTAGAAGCCGGCGAACCCACAGCCCTCTTCATGGGGACAGTGGAAGAAACCGATCCCCTGCGCGTGCGCTTAAACCAAAGACTGACCCTATCGGAAGAGCGGGTGATCTTTCTCGAAGACCAAGACCCACCCGAAGAAGATGATAAACTCGCCCTCCTCCGCTTCACCGGGGGACAACGCTATCTCGTACTGGGGTACTTGCTATGAGGATGACACCCGGAATCGAAACAGAAAGCGCCCTCCCCCGGGAACGCCTGCCGGAGATCACATTCCAACTCGCCGAACACGGAAACCCCACCCGTGACAAAACAGACGGCATAGACGCCGCCCGCCAAGCAATCTGGCTCACTTTACATACAGAGCGATATCTCCATGAGATCTATAGCTTTGAGTACGGCACAGAACTAGCAGGTCTCGTCGGAAAAGGGGACAGTTTCCTCTTCCCCGAAATCAAACGCCGCGTGACCGAAGCCCTCCTAGTAGACGACAGAGTAACAGGCACATCCAATTTCCAATTCGCCCGCGCACGAACCCGCGTCTCAGTCAGCTTCACAGTCCACACCATATTCGGCGATGTAGAACAATCACTAGACATGTAGGGGCGACATGGTGTATTTGTAGGGGACGCACACCGGGCGTCCCGTGTCCCAAATCCGCATCGAAACCGAAAGGACGGGACGCCCGGTGTGCGTCCCCTACAAACACCACGCCCCATCCCATTTTCCCACAGATAGGAGGTAAAAAAATGGAAGAAAAAAGCATACCGCACATCTTAGAAAGTCTCCTAGATGCCGCCCGCCGTAACTTCCCGGAACTAGACACCCGAGAGGGTTCTCTCATTTACACAGCCCTAGCCCCCGCGGCGATAGAACTCAGCCGCTTACACACAGCCCTAAACCTAGCCTTAGAGATGAGCTTCGCCGACACATCCCAGCGTGAATTCCTCATCCGCCGCGCCGCCGAGCACGGCATCACACCCATCCCCGCAACAGCAGCCCAGATCGAGGCAAACATAGAACCGGAAGACCTATCTCTCCCCAAAGGCACACGCTTCCGTGCCGGAGACATGGTCTACGCAGTGACAGGCACAAGCCCGGACGGCTACCCACTGCTCACAGCAGAACAGACAGGCACAAGAGGTAACCAATCCGCCGGACGGCTCACACCCCTAGACTTCATAGACGGTCTCCGCCAAGCAAGCATCCGCGCCCTCGCTCTCCCCGGACGCGGGGAGGAAGACACCGAATCCCTCAGACAACGATACATGGAAAGCCGCCGCATCCAAGCCTTCGGCGGGAACATCGCGGCGTACAGAGAGAAGGTCCTAAACCTCCCCGGCATCGGCGGCGTACAAGTATTCCCGGCACACAATGGCCCGGGCACGGTAAAAATCGGTATTCTGGGCGCAGACTTTGAAACGCCCACACCCGCCTTGGTAGATTCCGTGCAGATGGCATTAGACCCGCCGAAAACCACCGGAAAGGGACGCGCTTGGGCGCCAATCGGTCACAATGTAAGCGTAGAGGCTGCAAGCCACCACCCCGTCATGGTGCAAACAAACTTAATATTAGAAAACGGCGTGAGCCCGGAGGGCATCCGCACCAAAGCTCTGCAAGCCATAGAGGCATATCTCCTAGAACTACGCATCGCCTGGGGGCGCGGCAATGCCCGCACCGTCCGCATCAGCCAAATCGACACCCGCCTGCTGGACATAGACGGTGTGCTGGACGTATTAGACACCGCCCTAGACGGCGAGCGCCGAAACCTAGTCCTAGACCCCATGCAAGTCCCCACCCTCGGCAGCCTCGCCCTGGGCTAGAGGGGAGGGCTATACATGGACAGACAAATGATAGACTACCTCCCGCCCGTCCTCCGCGACGTACGAGACTTCCAGTGCCTCATGGCCATATATCAAACCGTGTCCGAGAACCTCTGGCAAAGCGAACGCAAAACAGAGGACAACTTCTATCTGGAAACAGCAGACACCCCCGGCCTCTCCCACTTTGAACGCATTTTGGGCATGACACCCCAAACAGGTCTCAGCATAGCCGAGCGGCGGCAGCGCATTGCCGCCCAACTCAGAAAAACCCCGCCCTACTGCTGGCACACTCTCCTATCCTTCCTCCAAGACCTAACAGGAGACAAAGAAGCCTTTTCCGCCACTTTGGAGGGGTTCATCATAACCCTCACCCTCTACCCCCGCTGGCGCTGGATGGAAGCCCCGGTATATCATCTCATGCGCCAGATGATACCGGCAAATATTGCCCTCCGTCTAAACCTCATCTTTCGCCGCCACAGAGAATTGGGCAAGTATACTCACAGACAGCTAGGCGCGCATACCCATCATCAACTCAGAACTGAGGTGGACTTACCTTGAACAAGACAAAGCATTTCGGACTGATCCTGCCCAAGCAGGATGATTTCTACGACATAGACGTGTTCAACCAAAACAGCAAACGAATCGACGCCCTCTTCCGCGAGATAGAACAGCAAAGACCCAAAACCCTCATCGCCGCCTACTTAGAATCCGGCACATTTTACCCGGCGGACTACGGCCTAGTAGGTAAAACCGTAGACGTCTACATGGTAGGCGGCGGCGCGGGTGCAGGGATCAGCGCCGGCAGAGCTGGCGGCGGAGGCGGTGGATACTGTAAGCTCCTCCGTGATGTGATACTGGATCAAGAACGCTATGACATCATCATCGGCGCAGGCGGCACCGGCGGTACAGGCCAAGCAAACGGCAATCACGGCGGCTCTACCCTTGCATTTGGCGCGCAAGTCAGCGGCGGACGCGCAAGCGGCGACCCAAGAGGCGGCGACGGCGGTTCAGGCGGCGGCGGTGACGGCAGAGCCCACACCAGCTTTGCCATGGGCGGCGACGGCGGCAGCATGGGCTCAGGCGGTAGCGGCATGGGCGGCGTCGGAGCGGGTAACTTAGGCTTTGACCCGGTCAACCCCTATGACGGCATCCCCTACGGCTGCGGCGGAGGCGGCAGCACAGGCGGCCGGGGCGGCGGCATGGGCGGCGCAAGCTCACATGCACAAGGCATAAACGGACACCTAGGCGGCGGTGGCGGAGGAGGAAGCATCGGTATGGGCGGCATACCCACCGGCGGCGCATCTAGTTCAGGCGGCAACGGTGGTATAGGCGGCGGCGGAGGCGGTGCGGGCGTCTCCGGCCAAGGCGGCAGCGGCGGAAGCGGACTGGTCTACATTTACGCAAGACCGGAAAGCAAGATGCCGGAAACGTCAGAAGTAACACCCCTCGCAAGCCTCGCCCAAGCCGAATATCTCGCCCTAATGGACGAATGCAAAGACACACAAAAAACCATAGCCATCCTGCAAGAGGGCATCTGCATTGATGTAGCAATATTCAGCAAGATAGAAACCGCCCAATCATTCCTCCAAGCAGGTCATTGGCCGAAAGCGGACGCTGTGACAGAGCTACAAGACGGCCTGGGAATCGGCGACAAATGGAACGGCAAGTCTTGGGAGAAATGTACGCTCCCGGACGAAGAGGCAAGCCCCGCATGATCCGCGTTGATGTAAGCCAAATTAAGCAGACCGCCAAACAAATCCGCAAACACGCCCCCAAAGCCCTAACAGGGCTTGCCCTCAAAACAGCGGAACATCTCGCCGCTGAAGCAACAGACCGCACCCCCGTTGACACAGGCCTCATGCAAGCAAGTTGGGAAGTGCAAGAGACAGGCCACCTCACCGCCATCACCCAAAACCCCACCCACTACGCAAAATTCGTCGAGTTCGGCACACGCTTCATGGAAGCCCGCAAGTTCATGACCACCGCAATCGCCGAAACCGAAGAGGCGCTCCCCAAAATCGTAACAGAACACCTCAAAGAACAAGCAGGGAGGTGGTTCGGTGCATAAAGATATCCTAGACGGCATCTCCAAAACCCTAGCGAAAGCCTTCCCAAACTGCACCATCTTCGGTGATGAACGCCTCCGCCAAGGACTAAAAACACCAAGCTTCTTCCTTGGACTAGTTGAATGCAGTACAAAACCCCTCCCCGGCGGCCTGACAGAACTCAAACAACACGTAGAAGTCACCTATTTCCCCAAAACCCAAGGCGACTACCAAGAACTATGGAACATAGGCACACAGACCTTGTCCTGCCTAGAACAAATCCCCCTAGCAGACGGCAGCAGCGCCCGCGGCAATTCCCGCCGCTGCACCATAAACGACGGCCTCCTACACATCCGCGCCACCTATCGCTTACGCTTAAAACCCACCCAACAAACCGCCCTCATGGGCAACATGAGACGACAAACCATGACCAGATAACATTCCTGTTGTAGGGGCGGCGTTAGGCCGCCCGCATATATCACGATCTACCGTAGGGGCGAACTGCGTTCGCCCGCGTAATCTGTAGGCATCCTCGTAGGGGCGGCATTCTGCCGCCCGCCCAAGCCTCCTTTTGTAAAGGAGGTGGCAGGCGAAGCCTGACGGAGGATTGTGTACAGCTACCAAATATTGAAGGGACAATCCTCAGTCAGCTACGCTGACAGCTCCTTTACAAAAGGAGCCTAAAAGACAATGTCCGCCCCGACAACGAACATCCCCACAAGAAAGGAAACACACATATGGCAATTGGCGGAGGAACATTCCAAACCCAAAACCGCATCCTACCCGGCACATACATCAACTTCGTATCAGCCTCCTCATCCGTGACCCTCTCCGACCGCGGCACTGCCGCAATGGCACTACACCTCCCTTGGGGGCCTGTCAACGAAATCTTCACCGTAACAGGGGAAGACCTCACGCGCAGAAGCCGCACCCTTTTCGGCAGGGAATACACCCACCCGGATCTAGCCCCCCTGCGGGAACTCTTCAAAGGCGCCAGAGTAGCGCACCTGTACCGCCTAGGCCAAGGCGGCACACAGGCAGAATGTTCGCTTGCCGCCGCCCGCTATCCCGGCTGTTTGGGCAACGAGATCATGCTGGTCATCACCCAAACAAATGAGGGCTTTTTGGTGGAAACCCTCATAGGCGACGTATCCGTAGACTACCAAACCGTCGCAGAGGCAAAAGATCTGCAAGACAACGCATTCCTTATCTTCAACCGAAGCGAAACCCTGGATACCACAGCAGGCATGAACCTAATCGGCGGTTCAGACGGCGCAGCGAGTACAGAAAACTACACCGAGTTCCTCGCCCTCTCAGAGAGCTACGCATTCAACACCTTAGGCTGTGCCGCCTCAGACGGCATGATCAAATCCCTCTTCGCTCGCCACACCAAGCGGATGCGGGAAGAGGCAGGCGTAAAAATCCAATGCGTACTCCACCGCTTCACAGAAGCTGATTACGAGGGGGTCATCTCCGTAGAAAACGATACGACAACCCAAGACGAAACGGAGTTAGTCTACTGGGTAACCGGCATGACAGCCGGCTGCCCCATCAACCGCTCCCTCACCAACCGCCGCTACAACGGCGAATACAGCATCAACACAAACCACACCAAGCGAGAGTTAGAGTACCTCCTCAAATCCGGCAGTTTCCTCTTCCACGGCAGAGGCGACAGAGACATCCGCGTGGTAGAAGACGTAAACACCCTCACAACATTCTCAAAAGACAGATCAGAAGACTTCTCCCTCAACCAAACCATCCGCGTCCTAGACCAAATCGCAACAGACATCGCCCACCTATTCCGCACCCGCTACCTAGGCATCATCCCCAATGATACAGCAGGACGCACCAGTCTCTGGTCAGACATCGTAAGCCACCACCGCCAGATGGAGCAAATCCGCGCCATCGAAAACTTCGAGCCGGAAGACATCATCGTAGAAGCCGGCGAGAGCAAGCGAAGCGTGGTGGTAACAGACAACATCATGCCCGTCACAGCTATGAGCAAACTCTACATGACCGTCGTGGTCAGATAAGGAGGAGTAGATATGCAAAGCTTCATGCACGCAAAAGACGCCCTTTCCGCCGCCCTCGCAGAATGTTACGTCACTATAGAGGGCAGACGCTATAACTTCATGCAAGCCATCGACCTAGAAGCCATCATCGAACGCACCAAGACCGAAGTCCCCATCCTAGGCAGAACCGGCCGGGGCAACAAAGCCACCGGCTGGCGCGGCAAGGGCACAGCCACCTTCCACTACAACTCCAGCATCTTCCGCGAACTCATGTACAAGTTCAAATCCCGGGGTGAAGACGTATATTTTGACATCCAAATCTCCAACGAAGACCCCACCGCAGGCGTGGGCCGCCAGACGGTGATCCTAAAAGGCTGCAACATCAACACCAGCGTCCTAGCCAAATTCGACGCAGATGCCGAATTCCTAACAGAAGACCTAGACTTCACCTTTGAAGACTTTGAAATCCCCGAAACATTCGACCTATTGGACGGGATGCAATAGCCATGCATATACTGTAGGGGCGACCCTGCGTGGTCGCCCTTGTCCCAAATCTGCACACTCCCCGTAGGGGCGCGACGCTCTCGGCGTCCCCTACGGGAGAAAACACCCGCCCCTGCGGGGCACCCTCTTTACAAAAGAGGGTAGGGTCAAGGGCAAGGTCTTTTCTCCGTCCTTGCCCTCTTTTGTAAAGAGGGTGCCGCCCGCAGGCGGCGGGTGTTTTCTCACCCCGCAGGGACAAAAACACCCAAAGACCAAAGACCACAGACGCACAACACCCCACGCAACAAAGGAGGCAACCCATGCAACCCACCATCCAAAACCCCAACCTACGCTTTTCCGGCAGCTTCACCCGCCGCACCCAGACAAGGGGCATCATCCTACACCACCTAGCCGCCGATGTAAGCGTCCAAACCGTCCACAGTTGGCACTTACAAAACGGCTGGATCGGCATCGGCTACCACTTCCAAATAGACCAGGACGGCACAATCTGGCAAGGCCGCCCTATGGACACCGTGGGCGCGCACACCCAAGGCCACAACCACCAAACCATCGGCATCGCCTGTAGAGGCGACTTCCACCGCGTCAAAACCGAAATGCCCCAAGCGCAAAGAGAAGCTCTCGTCAATCTCCTGCGCCACCTCCGCAGCATATACGGTAACATCCCCATACACGGCCACCGGGAAAAAATGGCCACCGCCTGTCCCGGCCAGTTCTTCCCCTTAGACGAAATCCGCAGACAAGCAGAAAGCGAGGACACAGATATGACAGAAGACCGCGTACGCGAACTCATCCGCCAAACCCTGGCAGAAACCCTATCCGGCAAAGATACAACACCATCCCCTTGGGCAGTGCCGGAATGGAACAAAGCCATAGAAGCAGAAATCACAGACGGCACACGCCCCCGCGGCTATATCACCCGGGAAGAAGCCGCCATCATGGCATTCCGCGCCGGCAACACCAAATGAAACTGGTAAATAAAGACATCACCGCCATCGTGCTGGTCGCCCTAGTCAGTATCATCACCATCGCCGGTGCAGTCGCCAGCTTCTACGGCGCGTTCATCTCCCGCCAAGCCGTGGTGGAGACCCAACTCGCCCACATCAGAGACGAACTAACCGCGATCTCCGCTACAATCAGCGAAAGGGAAGACCGGGTACAAGACCTAAGCGAACGTCTCTCCCAGTTAGAAGTACGGCTCAACTACTATGTCCGAATGGAATAGTAAAACCCGGGTAAAGAAAACCCTCATCCGCGCCCTCCGCACCATGGCACAAACAGTAGCAGGTCTCATCGGCGCACACGGCCTCCTCCACGGCATAGACTGGCGCACATTCACATCTGTAACCCTAGGCGCAGGCATTGCCTGCATCCTCATGCATCTAAGCAGCGACCCATAACAAAACCCCGCCGCACCGATATGTGTAGCGGGGTTTTTACAATCTTTGTATGAGCACCATCCAGCCTGCCATAAAAGATATACGCAAAATAGAGAATAAGTCACTTTCTACTTGGTCATATTCATAACGATCCATAAAGTCCCTGAATGATGATTCAAAGTCTTGCATAAGGACACCCCAAACACATCAACGGCATTATTGCCGATAACGCTTTTTGTTCATTATAGGCAATAATGGTGATAATGTCAATAGGGGAAATGAACCATGATTTCTTATGCGCCACTTTGGAAAACAATGGTGGAAAAGAGAGCGTCTACATACACCTTGGAGGTTAAAGGCGGAATCAGCAGCTCTACAATCCGCAGACTAAAAGCCGGCGAATCCGTCTCGACGAATACGCTGGATGCCCTATGCAACATTTTAGCCTGTGACTTGCCCGATATCGTTGAATATATCTCGGAAAACAACACAAGCAAAGAGGATTGA